TGTCGTTTTTGTGGTAGAAATCCAACATCTATTATAAAAGAAATTGATGAAAATTATAAATTATAAAAAGGATGATGAAGATGAATGAAGAAAATAATTGCTGCATACCATGCAAACTACGCTCGTTATTAACAAATAAATTAGATGGTGTTTTTCTTGAAATGCATGATTTATTTGAAAAAGAGAATGAACCAATGGATGTTTCGTATGTATGGCATGAACTTGTTGGTTGGGGGCTAGAACAGCTTGCAAATTCCAACGCATCAGATGAAGCGATAAAAGATTTTATTTATACAGATTTGAAAAAAAGCTTTGATTTAATTATAGGTCAAAGAGAAGTAAACATAAAAGAAACTAATGAAGGAGATAATGATGAACAATAATGAAGTTGAAGTTAAAGCTACTAATTTTTTAGTAGAGATAGAAGACACAAATAAAATGTGCAAACTATTATTACAAACACCCTATTATAAAACAATTGGAGAGGCTGGAGTTTTTGCGATAATTCAAACTGCAAAATCGCTTGGTATCAATCCAATTCAAGCCCTTCAAGGCGGATTGTATTATTTTAAAGGTAAGATTGAAATGTCAGCTCGTATGATGGGGGCATTAATACGTTCAAGAGGTCATAGCTTTACTATATCTAAGATAGATAATACAACTTGTACTATCAACGGAAAGAGAGCAGATACTCATGATGCAATGGCAGCTTCTTTTTCTATTGATGAAGCAAAGAAAGCAAGGATCTATGTTAACTCTTGGATTACTTATCCTCAAGATATGCTTTACGCTAGAGCGTTGTCTCGTTTAGCTAGGAGATTATTTCCAGATATTGTGGGAAATTGCTATGTAGAAGGAGAAATAAACGTAGCTAAGGTGGTTGATGACGTTAATTCTGTAGAAGAAACATCTACTATTGAAAAGAAAGATGTTCGAACAACCGAAGAAGTTCATGCTTTGAATGATGTTTTCAATGTTATACCCGAATATAAGAAAGAGATCGAATTATTTTTAAGAAAAAAAGAGATTCTATCTTTTCAAGACATGCCTAAAGAAATGTATTCCAAGGTTCTTAAGAGAGCTAAGGAAAAGATCAAGGTATATATGAACAGTTTAAAAGATAAGTATTCAAATGACGATATTATGGAGGCTGCAAATGTATAAAGTAGACGTTGAACAAAATACTCAAGAATGGTTAGACATGAGAAAAAACCATATTGGCGCCTCGGATGCTAGTATTATTTTAGGAGTCTCAAAATGGAAGACTAATGACGGTAGAATTAAAACTCCACGACTTTTATGGATGGAAAAATTAGGGTTAGATACTACAGAAACAGATAATTTTGCTACTCGATATGGTAAAGCTATGGAAGAGCCTGCAAGACAAGCATATCAAGAGATGGTCGGAGATCTTTTTGAGTCTGCTTGTGTTAAAAATAAAAAATATCCCTACCTTATGGTTTCGCTAGATGGATTAAATATCACGCAAGACCGTGCAGTAGAGATAAAAAATTGCAGTGAGGAAGATCATCTATTAGCTAAGGAAGGGAAAGTTCCAGCTAAATATATTCCCCAAGTTCAAATGCAGGCAATGGTAACCGAGCTGCCGTTTGTTGACTACTTTTCTTTTCACAAAGGAGAGGGAGTTATAGTAAAGGTTGCTAAGGACGAAGAATATTGCAAGATGTTAGAAAAAGAACTTTCTAAATTTTGGGAATATGTTGAAACAATGAAAGAACCGCCTCTTACAGATAATGATTTTATCGATAAGGGAGAAGATTGGTTAACGGTAGCGATGGAGCTATATAATATTAAACAACAGAAGAAAATGCTAGTTGCTCAAGAAAAGGAACTAGAGATAACATTAAAATCACGTTCAGACGACAGAAACGCACGCTCTGGCGATTATCTATATACATGCAGTGTTGGCATAGGGCGTATTGACTATAAGGCCATTCCTGCCCTATTAGACGTTGATTTAAGCCAATACATTGGAAAACCAATAACTAGATGGTCTTTAAGAAAAATATAATAATCTTAAAAAAAGCAGCCTTGATTGGCTGCTTCTTTTCAAAATATTAATTGCTGAATCGCGGCTCCAATAACAAAGCCTACTATAAAAAATATACTGTATCTTGCTTTCATTGGTATCTCTCTCCATATTTCTTTTAATGCTTTTTTATACATTTAACTTATCCCTTGTTAAGATCTGGGAAACTTGGCAAAATTCTCTCAGCCAATATTGTTTTAGATGGACAATCTCTCAAGTCTTTTCTATATGTTATCATCAATGCTTTATCTGATTCTGAAATCGGATAATCTGAAATCATATATTTATCAGACTCCAACAATAGATTATCTCTATCGTTTCTAAGGTGATCCATATAATGAGCTTCTGATAGTTCCCATTTCTTAGATTGCATATTATAAAGATGGTTACTAGAAGGCTTTTTAGGTACTTCTGTACAAGTTTTTGAATCCCATAAAGAATCTGTCTCATCACCTTCAATATAAACATATGCTGGTGGTGTGTTGCTGTCTGGTCTCATAAAATATTTTATCATGATTTATACTCCTGAATGATTAGATGTGTTGAGGCTACTCCTCCAAATTTTCTTCCTGTACTGTTTCCATTTACATATACAGTAGGAGCCATAGTTGATCCTACTCTTATCTTAAAAGTTGTTGAACTTGTTGTCCCTGCATCCATAATATGGGTTATTATCCCTGAACCTGTATAATTAGCACCGTCTGCTATTTGAAAAATAGAAGCAGATAAAGCATTTGCTGTTGAATCTTGAAATAAGGCTCCACTAACAGCTGTAACACTAGAAACAGCAAAAGAACAACTAAATTGTATTAACAATTTATTTGTTGAACTTTTAGGTGTTATCGTAGCTGTAAGAATCTCATCTCCTTCTGTGTTCTGAGGGATCGTGTCTCTAGCATAAGGCAGGCCAGTAGTAGATGAAACTAGCGAAGTAGTTGAAGCAAAAACATTTTGGACTAGATTTTCTTCAGAGATATTTTCTTGCCATGAGACATCTGTTCCAGTCTCTGCGTACAGTATATCACCTGCAGTACCATCTGCATCTGGAAAAGTATAGACTGAATTTACTGTTAGTTCATCTGGATTAAATGTACTTGAGGTATTATTTAAAGAATTATTAGTTACCATTTTTAAGCTCCTGCCTTATATTCGAAAACTGTTATTCGTGCTTGAGCAGTGCCACCAAAAAAGCGGGTTGTAGAAGTTCCGTTGACATAAACAGTCTTTGCATCATTATGTGATCCTGCTCTTATCTTAAAAGTTGTTGAACTTGTTGTCCCTGCATCCATAATATGGGTTAAAACAAAAGGAGCATTATAATTTGTATTAAAAACAGTAGCTCCATATGCAGCAGATAAAGCATTTGCTGTTGAATCTTGAAATAAGGCTACAAGACCAGTAGCAGTAGCAGTAGCCAATGCAAAATTAGAAATAAACTGAATTACTAAAACATTAGTAGAATTTGTAGGAGTTATTGAAACAGTAATTACTTCATCTCCTTCTGTGTTCTGAGGGATCGTATCATCCAATGGGAATAATGTTGCACAAGTAATTCTAGATGTAGTATTTGCACTAGCTGTTTGAATTAAATATTCTACTGATGTATCAGCTTCCCAAGTTACTGCTCCAGCCCCATCTGTTTCTAAAACCTGTCCAGCTGTACCATCTGATGTTGGAAAAGTATAGACTGAATTTACGGTTAAAGCACTTGGATTAAATGTTGGAGAAACATTGTTTAGAGAATTATTTTGAACCATTAAACTTTTACCTCCTGTACAAATAAATGAGTAGATGATACACCACCAAATATTCTACTGTTCTGATATCCATTAACCTCAACATCATTAGCATTTCCACCCATTCTGATTTTAAAAGTTGTTGACGATGTAGTTCCTGCAGCCATATAATAAGTCAAAGACGTAGAACATCCATAATTTAGTTCATATGGATATGTTCTGCCAATATTTACGGCTAAAGCATTTGCTGTTGAGTCTTGAAAAAGAGCGGCAAAACCTGTGTAACGTGTGTCTACAGTAGTACATGCAGTGAATCTAATTATAAGGTCATTTGTAGAGCTTGTTGGTGTTATCGTAACTGTAAGAACCTCATCACCTTCCGTATTCTGGGGAATCGTGTCATCCCTTGGGAATGTAGTGTTACAATCAACTTTAGACGAAGTAGAATTATAAACAGTCTGAACAATATTACCTTCATTATTATTAGTATCCCAAGAGCCAACTTCTGATCCATCTGTTTCTATTCTGTTGCCCTCTGTCCCCGCTGCTATTGGAAAAGTATATGCAGAATTAACAGACAAAGAATCAGCATTAAATGTACTTGAAGTGTTATTTAAATCATTATTTTGAGCCATTTTATCTCCTTAAACTAATTATCAAGAAACGGTAATATTACCAACTGATGATAAAACATTATATTCTGTTGAGGCTCCAGCTACTACACAAACTAATTTTACTGAATCTCTTATAGCGGTTGCTTCTAAATAACCTCCGACTCCAGTAGTGGTTGACGATGTTCCAAAATGACAAGTTTGGTTAGCATTTTGTGCCACTCTCCATCCAACTGCTGTATTAATGCCTGTTATTTCAATAATATCTCCGATAGCTGCTGTAGCTGGAAGAGTCATTGTTAGCAAGCCTGCCTTATTAGCTATAGTTCCTGTATTAACTGCAAAATCTGTATCTGCTGTGACTACTGACCACGTAAGTCCACCCGCTCCTGCAGCCTGCCAAGTTACTGCTCCTGCTCCATCTGTTGTTAGTACTTCATCTGCTGCTCCATCAACCACTGGAAAGCTATAAGCTTCGTTAAATGTTACCACGCCTGTCGCTGCGGCTATTTCAATATCAGAACTTCCTGTAGATGGATCTACGTTAGGTCCAATCTTAAAAGCATCGGCATCACTATTATCTATCCCAGCACTAAAGGCTGTTGAGCCAGTAATTAACCATTTAGTGTATGGATCCCCTGTACTTGTAGTTCCTCCCACTGAAATGTTACATGCTGCATTTCCTGCTGTGGCTGTGTTATCCATATTCATTATAGAGGCCTGAATCATGCCACTCGCTTCTCTACCCCTACACGTTATGTCACCATCTGCTTCCGATGATGTACAGGTGAAGGTACCGCCAGCTGTTAAGCTGATTCCATCTGCTGCAACAATATCATCAAATTGAGAAACGACCGTTGTTGTATTTCC